AGCAGGATCTCTATACGCTCGTGAGATTCGGAAGAAATGAGCATTTTTGAGGACCTTGACGGCCTCGCCATCTTCGAAGAGCACATCGCGACACTTCTAAATTTGGAAGAAGCGCAGGCGAAAAGCATTCTCAAAATCTATCGCAGAGTCTCACACACACTTCGCGCGCGTCTTCGGGCTGTTCGAGAGAATACGTTCACAGAGCAGCAGATTCGTGTGGCCCTTGCTCAAATCGACAGTGGCATTGTTGTGCTTACAGCAGACCTTGAGAGAGCGATTCCGGGCAGCATCAACGCACTGGCTGAAGCGGGGGTCTCTCATCTTGTCGATGAGGCTATTATTATGGAGAAGGTCTTCGGCGGCTCTTTGCAAAAAGTGAATCTCGATGCTGTTAAAATTGCAGCTAACACAAAAAACTTCCTTTTCAATCGCTATGCAAAATCGGTAGCGACTTATTCGCAAAGTTTACGGTCGAACATGGCTATGGGCCTCGCTGACATGATCGCCGAGAATGTTGGATGGGATATGATGGTGCGCCGGATGATGACTTACTTCGAGTCCGAGGAGTGGCGGCTGCGCAGAATAGTGCGTACTGAGCTCCATCACGTCTACGGCCAGGCGAAATTGACAGGAATGCGCGATATTCGCGGTGGAATGTTTCCAGACCTTAAGAAAAGCCTGTATCATCCCCTCGATAGCCGTACCGCGAAGGATTCCGAGTACGCAGAGACACTTAAACTGGTTGTTGGACTGGATGAGCCATTTCGATACCAGTGGAAGGGCAAGTGGCGAACATTTATGGCGCCACCTGACCGCCCGAATGACAGATCCATTTTAATTCCTTTCCGCCAATCCTGGGGAGAGGTAGGAGAAGATAAGTAATGTTTACACGCACAGCGCTATATATGGAGCCAGAAGCTCCGACTGCAGGCAGCCAAGATGGTCAGGCCGGTAACGATGGTGCAAATGCAGCAACTTCAGCAACTTCAGCAACCTCAGCAAGAAGCAGGGGCGAAGGCGAGGGACAGGCTCCCGAGTCTCAGGACGATGGCAAATTCGATCTGAACAGCCTTGATCCTAAAGTTCAGAACTACATCAAATCGCTCCGCCAGGAGGCTGCTGGACATCGGACAGCGACAAATCAAATGAAAATGCAATTCGAAGATCTGCAGGGAAGGCTGAAGTCAGTTTTTGGCGGGGAAACAGATGAAGTTCCCGTTGAAGACAGACTCGCGCATCTTGCAGAAACGGCGGACACACTCTCATTTCAAAATGCCGTCCTGCAGACTGCGCTTTCGAACGGAATCTCTGGCGAGGGACTTCCCTACATGCAATTTCTGTTGCAACAGGCGACAGGCACCCTCGAAGAGGGTGAAGAGATGGACGAAGGGCGACTTGCTGCAATTATCGAAGAAGTCAAAAGCAAATCAAGCAGACCCGCATTTACGAATTCCAGCGTTGGATCCCCTCGGGGTCCGAGTAACGCAGCACAGAATATTACAGTAGAACAGTTCTCCCGCATGGGAATCACTGAGCGGACCGCGCTTTATCGAAAGAACGAGTCGCTTTATGAGAGTCTCATGCAGGCTTCCAAGAGCAAGGCCCAAAAGAGGTAATAATACATGACAGCAACTCAATCCGTGGATTTTCAGTACGAACCAAGAGTGTGGCAGGACCACATCACGGCCTTTTTTAACGAAAAACTGGTGTTTGGTGCGACCGCATACCGCGACAATACACTGCAGACATCACCCGGCCTTACTGTTACCTTCCCGTACTTTACACCCATTGGTGATGCTGAAGAGCCACTGGAAACTGAAGGGTTGCAGGTCGATTCCATTGCGGATGATTCTTTTACAGCAACAGTAAAAGAAGTCGGAAAAGCTGTTGGTATCAAGAAGAAAGCATTTAAGAAGTCGGCAGCTTCTACCGACAGGATTATTGAAGAAGTGTCCATGCAGCTTGGTCGCCGAATGGCCGAGAAAGTAGACACCGACCTTCTCAATGAATTCTCTGGAGTAGGGAATTTTATTAACGGGTTTACGCCAACTCTTGCCGCTCAGGTGATGACTGTTAAGAGAATTGCAGAAGCAAAAATCATGGCATTCGGTGACCGCCAGAACGAAGCTGGCTTCATCCATATGCATTCACGGCAATATCTTGATTTGCTTCGTGATGATCACTTCGCAGCTCTGAAGGCTGAGAATGACTTCTATGTGGAAGGTTCAATCGGGCGAATTCTTGGGATGATCGTTATTGTTAATGACCGCATTCCTGCGTCAAGCGTTGTCGATGGAAGCCCTACCTATCGTGCCTTCATGCACAAAGCGAATGCGTATGGTCTGCATATGAAACAGGAAATCGAAATCGAAACTGATTATGACATTCTGCACCGCGAATGGGTATTCACTGCAAATCAGTGGTATGCGGTTAAGTCCCTTCATGCAAAAGTCAATTCCGGTGACCTTCGCACGGCCGAAATCATTACCACAGTGGGGGCGTAAAATTATGTCAGCGATGAACAATGAACGTAACCCGACAATTGTACCGTATGTTCTAGGTACTCAGGGTTCAGCTATCATTCGTCCCTTCATTTTCGTATCGCGTAAATTCCGCATTAGTGCTGTGAGAATTGTTGACGCAGCAGGCATAGCGTTGGATGCAGTCAACTTTGTGACCGTCCGCGTTCGTCGCGGCAGTGTGACTGTAGCTGAATATGCCACAGCCACAGATGGCGCTGTTGTAGCGGATGTAAGCAGAGCATTCCGTATTCTTGATCCGGTAATTCCTGGCGATACTCACCTCAACATTCAAGTTGTTATAGGCGGAACCGGCACGACTACAAATGCCTTCCTTCAGGTTGAGGGGTTTTTTGTATGATGGCAAGGCGAAGGGCCAGGAAGGCACTGGACGCCAAAAATCTGGGAAATATTCCAGTTCAGACTCCAGTTCAGACTCCTCCATTGAAGGGAAAGTCAAGTGGCGCTAACCGAGGAGCAAAAAACAAAAATAGTAGTATGGCTGGGCTATCCGGTGACCTCAATAATGCCGGGGAGTACGGACTTCACGCGGCTACTGGTAGCAAGACTGACGACTCTGACACCGACAGCTGAAGTGATGGTGATTGAGCTGATAAGTCGAATTGATAGTGTGCGGCAGAAGCTCGACGGATCCTCAGGCCGAATGCTCGTCAAAAGAGTTGGGGACATCGAACTCAACACGGATGAGCATCCATCGCTCGGTAAAGAACATCGCAGGTTGCTAAAAGAGCTGTCGAGTTTTCTCTCAATTCCGTACTTAGGCAGCGGTGTAAACATAATCATTTAATGCCAGTGGAGGTTACTATGGGACTAATTGATGACCTCCTTGGCATCACAAATCAAATTCTCGGAATTCGTGATGAGCTTGGCGCGGTCATTCAACCTGTCTTTTTTGTCACCAGAACATGGTCAGGATCTGTGATAGGGGACGGAACCATGGTTGAGTTAAGGGAGCAGCTGAATCCTTCTCCTGCTATTGTCTCCATTGCACATGAGCTCTCAGCAATGCAGGGCGGAGTTTATCAGCAGGGCGATCTCATTCTCAAACAAGTATCGAAGCAGAGTTATTCTTCTGAGGATCTTGTTGCGAGAAAATCCAGTCAGAATAACGTAGAGAAATATTACGCTGTTGGAGAGAAACTCTATTTAGCTGTCAATGTGCGCGAGAGCTACATAACGTGGGAAGTGCATATTCGTAAAGTCTCGCATAATTGAATTGAGGTGACGGCTGGTGGTAACAAAACGCATCTCACTGAAGGATTTTGCAAAGTCTGAGCTTCCCGAACTGACAAAAAGAGCAATTGAAGAGCAGCGATTCATTGTTCTTGACTCTATCCTCGAAGCGTTGCCAGAGATTGTCCGAATCTCTCCAGTCGATACAGGACTCTACGCGCAAAGCTGGAGTTATGAGATCTCAGAGAATGCCATCACGATCGGAAATTCAGCCCCACACGCCCCTGTGATTGAACTTGGCGCGAGAAAATTCAGACCTCCGATTGCGCCATTGCTGGCCTGGGCAAAGCGCGTTCTTCAGGATCCTTCTCAACCACCCGAATATTCGCCGGAAGTCTGGAGACTCGCGGTCGGAGTGCAGAAGAAGATTGAGCTTCATGGCATGGCACCACGACACATTATGCAGAAGGGCGTTGATATTGTGCTCGATAATATTGTCCGGAGGCTCAGACTATGAGCGATCAGCAATTTCAAAGAGCCGTGACTTCAAGTCTGGCTCAGTTTCTCGCTCAGGCTGTCCCTGAGCTTGAGCAGGTTATTCCAGAATGGCCGAGCCCCAATCTCACACTCAAATATCCAAGCCTCACAGTCACCACAGCAGGATCAATTCGTCTCGCGATCGGTATGGGCTATCAGGCTTCGATGGGTCCGATTGAAGATAATCAGAGTGACGTAAAATACATTGGCGGGCAGTTTGAATTGAGACTCCAGCTTGATCTCTGGGCGCAAAACAAGCCGCAGAGATCCATGATTTTTGAAAAAGTTCTGCGTGTTTTGAATCCAGATCCAACGATCATGGGTATAAGAATTCAGCTGAACAATTACCACCAAGAATGGGCATCATATTCTGCGACTGGATATGAGATTCCAGACAATGCAGAATCTTCTCAACGGCAGGAATGGCGGACTATTATATCTGTAGATGTATTGTGTAACGCAATTTTTGAGAAGAGTGAGTATATTATAGGCCAGGTCATATTGACTGCTGAACCCACGGCAAACTATTCCGAGGAGTTTTAAAAAATGGCGATTTATCGGACAAATAACCCTACTGAGTTTGCCGAAATTGACGGCATAGTGATTGATGAAACATCACCTCCCAGCGGCATGCAGGGTCTTTCAACCAACGTAGTTGCACTTGTGGGCCTTTTTCCGCGCGGTGGCCACCTGGCAAAGGCTGTGGGCAGCATTGGTGAGCTTTACGCAGAGTATGGCAACTCTATTGCGTATTCCGGCATCCAGGCACTGCAGAATAAAAAATTTGGAAGTTTAAAAATTGTTCGCGTCGAGCCAACTTCTTCAGCAGTCTCAACCCGAATACTGAGTGATGCAACTCCTGTTGAGATCATTACATTCCGATCACTCCACAAAGGCGTCTACGGCAACTTGATCCGCATAACTGTTTCGGCAGGGACAGTTGAAGGAAGGCGTTACTTTATTGAAGACACGGATTCGAACACAGTCATTCAGCCTGAATCGTATGACAATATCAACTTGCCGGACTATGCAAGCGCGGCTGCAGCAAATGCTGCGGGTATTTTTGCTGGCTCTAAGCTTATTACAGCGGAGGTTCTGGCCGTAACAGCCAACCCAGTATCCGGCGCGGGCGTTCTACTTGAGAACGGCTCGGATGGAACGCCTGGAGATACTGACTACGAAGCCGCTTTAAGTCGCATAGAGTTTGACGCAGCTGCTAATATCGTGTTTCTCGATGTATACACACCTGCTAGAAATACATACCTCAAAAACCACGCGGCATTAACTCAGGATCGAATGGTTATACTGGCTGGGCCGGAAGCAGAGTCCACAGCGGAAGCAGTAACAGCTGCAGGCAGCTACAGAGACTCGGACGGGCGCATTATTTATGCATACCCGTGGGTGCAGAGCGTTATAAATGGCACCAATCAGTTTGTAAGCCCTGCGCACTTTTATGCTTCGCTTTTAAGTCAGTGTCCGCCTCAGGTGGATCCAGCTTATGTAGAGAATTCTCAATTTCTCGCTGGCATCACTGGGCTTAAGAGAACTTTGGCAAGAGCGGATTTTATCGCTCTCAACAGAGCTGGTGTTTCATGTTTTGAATATGATGCAGACATTGGGTACAAAATCAGGAATGGAGTCACCACACAGGTACTCAGCACCGCAAAAATACCTATTTTACGCAGACGAATGACCGACCTTCTCACAAATTCAGCTGCGCGATTCATGAAAAACTATCAGAACACCGTGAACTCGGACGAAAACAGAAAAGCTGTCAAGGCTGCGATTCTCGCTTATGTGAAGGGCCGCCAGGATGAGAAGCTTTTGCCTAGGGATGTGGATATCAAAAAGGGAAAAGTCACACTTGTTGATGTCGATTCTTTAAATAGTGATGAATCCATTGCTGAAGGATTCTTCTACGTCATTTGGCGGCAGCGGATCTTCTCGAGCATGCGTTATATCATTCTAAAGGCAGAAATTGGAACTTCCGTGTCCATCACTGAAGGATAAGGGGTAAGTAAAATGGCAGCACCAAGCATTCGCGGGCATCAGGGTAGTTTCAGAATTTACGAAAATGGCGCACTGGTCGATATAGTGGCCGTTACGAGTGTTGATATAAATATGGATTCGAGTTTCTCGCGGACGTTCTATGTTGGAAATAACATAGGCGAGGGCGACCAGATGATCGAAGGCTGGTCTGGCTCAATTGATATGGAAGTTAAGGACGCTAAAGCCGAGGTATTTATTGATGCTCTTATTAACAACAACCTGAATGGTGTTGGCGTTCACGATTATACCTTCGTAGTTACAGATAACTATGCGAACGGAACGAACAAGAGTTATGTCTATTTTGACTGTCAGTTCAAATTGTCCCGCGCTCAGCGTGGCATGGGCGAAAAAATAACCAGACGACTTGATTTTCAAGCAGCTGGCAGACAGGCGCTTTAATTTTCAACAGGAGTTCTTTGTTACATGGAAGCAGTCCACAAAGTTACACTTTCATCAGGACGAGTTGTCCTCATCCGCAATCCAAGATTCAGACACATGCGGCATGCTGAGACTCTGGCCGGCGGTGTGCAGAACCAGCTTGCTTTTCAGGAAGAACTTTTGAAAATGCTGCTCTTCAAGATTGATGATGTCGAGATTAAGAAACCCGACCTTGTAGATCTCGATGATCTTCTCGCGCTCAACGAGATCATCCAGCTTGGCCAGGTGGTTGCCAAACTATCGGGAAACGAGACGGGGAGTCCAGCGAAAGTGGAGCAGATTTTTGGCGGACAATGACGTGGATCAAGCGGTACACTAGTTATACTGTTGATGAGATACTCGACCTCACGCCGAGGGAGTTTCACCAGGTATGCTCCTCATTGCAGGAGATAATACAGTCCGAAAATGGGCATGGGAGTTGAATAATGGCAGGGTCAATAGCTTACAAGGTTCTGGCGGAATTCAATTTTGACATCACCGGAGCTATTGCATCGAGTGACACGCTGCAAAATTCACTCGGTAAAGTCTCGGACATGGCAGATTCCATTCTCCATAAGCTTGAAGCCATTCCCCGTTTTCTCATCTCGAGCCTCGGCATCAATTTTTCGCTGGTGGGTATTTTTGCGGGCGCTGTTGCATCAGTCGAAAACCTGAACGCGCAGACGCTGCAGTTCTCTAACATCATCTCGGGCAACATGGACAAGCTCACAGGCCCGATAGACACATTTAATGACAGAATGGTTTATTCGAAGCAGCTTTTGGGCGAAATGGCAGACAAAGCAGCGGAGTTCTCCATTGATGAGAGAGCTTTTATCTCAATGACTAAACTCATGTCCGCACAGCTGATACCCAAAGGGCTCGCTGGAGTGAACATGAATACAGCCCAGGAGATGAGCCGTGGTCTTTTGAAGAGCGCGCCAGTGCTTGGAGTTGACCCAAATCTTGTCCAGAATGACCTTCTGCGGGCCATCGAAGGCTCGGCGAGCATGAACGACACGGTTTTTAGAAGACTGGCAGCGGAAACTAAAGTTTTTCAAACGCTGAGAACAGGAGGACCGGGCAAGCCAGGTGAGAGGATGTCAGATGGGCGTGCCTTTCCAAAAGCGACCAGTACCACCCCGCTGTCGAAGCTTTTTAACAGTCTCCCAGCACCGGAACGTGTCAAAATGTTGACGCAGGCGCTAACGCAGTTCGGCGATGACGCAGATGTTGTAGCTGGTAACGCTAAACTCCTCTCAAACATGATGCTTGTCTTCAGAAATCGGATCTTTGGAATTCGGGGCGTTCTCCAGCCCCTCGGTGAAGTCCTGGT